AGTGCAGCGAAACGCCCTGCAGGTCGATATCCTCGGACCAGTTCTTGATGCTCTCCGGCGTATCCTCGGACAGGGTCACGTCCTTGGAGAATGGCTTGCCGGCCATGACCCGCACCGTGCGCCGATAGGCGGGGAACAGGGTAGCCGTGGCCACGCGCGCGCGATAGCTGTCGGGCTCCTCGTTCGGCCATTTCGGCAGGTACGCCGTCGTGCCCTCACGCATCGCGGGCGTGCCTTCCATGAGCGCTTCCAGCAGCGGCCATTGCTTCGCGAGGCTATCGACCTCGGCGGATTTCTGGTTGACGGCAATGGGCATGCTTAGATTCTCAGTGGTGACGCGGTGGCGATGCGTTTAATGACGGGCCACTCGCGGTCAATGCAATAACCGATGGCGGTCGTGATGTGCTGGTATTTGTTCGATTGATCTTCCTGAAAGCTAGAACCCTCTTTCAGTTGCACGGTGGCCAGGCCCTTGTGACACCACGGCGCGGTAGTTGGATTTACAAACAAACTGGTATGCCCCGCAGCGGTCAGGATCTTGGCGCGCACTGCGTTCTGCCGGTCCTTGATCGCCGGTGCCGCGGGGCGCACGTTGCGCGTGAAGGTCCAGCGGTTGTCGCGCAGAACATCCTCGATATCGGTGTAGTCGGAAGCGTGACCATGCTTCTCACCGGCGCGACCCGCGGGGTCTCCATAGATCAGGACGTGCTTGTTCTGATGGTCCTTGTACTTCTCCACGAACTCGACCGCCGACTGCTTTGATACGGCGCTGGTCAGTACGACCTCATCCAGAAGAAACAGGTCTTTGCCTTCGTTTCGTCGCACCCCTACAGCAGACGACAGCGGCGTAAAGTTCTGGTCGTGCATCCACAGAAGCTGCTCGTGCGGCTGGATGGTTGCATCGGTCTGATTCTGCTTTCCGTAGTCTTCGTAAATCCGGCCGCTGGCGGTCTCGAACGATGCCTCAAACTCCTGCTTGAATTGCTTCAGGCTCATTGCCTGCTTCATCGCTACGATCACGTCTTCCGGCAGGATATCGGCCGACTTCCAGTGGAACACTTCGAAGTTAGGATCTGCGCCGATCTCTGCCGCTTGGCACAGGTCGTAGTAGTGGTTGAGGCCATCCGGCACGCCCAGCAACCAGCACCATGCGCGATAGTCGGGATCCAACGGATGCACGGTGTTAAGTGCCGGCAGGATGTTGGCCTCCCACGCTGTCGGCTTGACGTCTGCGAACTCGTCAATGCCGCCGCCCTTCCAGGGGATGCCCTCGATTCGCTGCGGCTTGTCCAGTCCAATGACGTGGATCTCGCTGCCGTTGGGCATGTAGATGATGCGGTCTGACTCGGACGGCCGGCGCGGATGCAGCGCAGACAGCGAGAACTGCTTCAGGTCATCCCAGAAAATCTTTTTCGCCTGGTCGTGCGTAGGCGCTGCAGCAAAGTACGGACCCGGCACGGCGTTAGCTTGCTTGATCACAAACCGCTTGAAGCGCTCCGTCTTGCCGCTGCGGCGTCCTGCAGGCACGAGCGGGAATCGGACTCCGCGCGCTACCGCGCCTACCAGTGCCAGCTGCACCGGATGATCGATAAGCTTGTACCAACGTGCCAGCTGCCGATCTAGCAGCAGGTTCCCCGTACTCACCCTGGGAGCTTGTCGATCAGTTGAGTCAGCACAGCGGACAGGTCCGATTTGCCCTCACCATCCTCTTCCGCCGCCTTCGGTTTGCCCCATGCGCGCTCAGCCCAGATCGCAATTGCTTTCAGCGCGATTTCATCATCCGGCGCGCGAATTATCTTCATCAAACGCTCCAGCACCTCGGGCGTGTAGATGCGCGACAACTGAGCCAGCGTTTCCCCATTCGGCCCAACCCGCGGCGAGCGTCCGCCCGGGTTCCCCGTCTGGCCCGGCTTCCAGCTCGTCGGGCCAGTGCGTGGCTTAGGTTTTCCTGCCATCTCAACTCTTCCCGGTGACCGCCTGGTCACCCACGTTTGCGGCCAGATAGAGGCCGACGATCCACTTGTGAAAATCGAGGAGCTGCTCGGGCGTGATGCTGTAGCAGTCGGGCCAGAACTGGCGCACGGCTGAGAGCACAAGGAAGCCGGCCCACAGCACGACCAGCGAGGCCCACGCCAGAATGAATTTGCGGCTCGCGTAGCGGGTGTCCATCAGGGCTTCCGCTTGAGACACGAGCGCAGCCAGTACCACAGCGCGTCGATCATGCCGCTTCCCTCAATTGTGCCGCCGCGATCCGCTCGGATGCGATGGCGAAGTACTTGTCGTCGCGCTCAATACCGATGAACTGCCGGCCCGTGTTGGCGCAGGCGACTCCGGTCGTTCCGCTACCCATCGTGAAATCCAGCACCGTGTCGCCGGGATTGGTGGACGCCAGAATCAGGCGCTCCATTAGCCCTACGGGCTTCATGGTCGGGTGCAACTTGCCCTGCGCCGTTGCGTGCCGCCATACGGATGACTTGCAATGCTCATTGAAGGTTGCGTTTGCCTTCCTGCCAACCACGCAGCACTCGACAGAAGATAGCCACATACGCTGCCCGTTCATTGGGCTGGGGTTAGTCTTTTCCCAAATACCTAGACGGGTACTGACCCCGCGAGACACCAGCCGCGCCCGAATCTCTGAAACCTGCTCAATCCCGCAGAATATGTAAATACTGCCCGTTGCCAGCCGCACGCACTCATCAACGGCAGCCGCAAGCGGAAAGGTCACAATGTCTGCCGCGCCCTTGTCCAGATTGCGAAGTCCGCCACTTGCGCGGTTAACCTCCCCATACGGAATGTCCGCAAGGATCATGTCCACCGACCCATCCGGTATCCCCGCCATTACCTCTAGGCAGTCGCCATGATGAAGGGCGAATGTCATTCCCGGTCAGCCCTCACAACGGCTTGGAGCCCGTCGCGCTGGGCTTGGACGGTTTCGACGGCTCGTACAATTCGTTCCGTACTTTCGCGGCGTAGTCGGTCTTGTCCTGCAAGCTCGGCGGCACTGGCGACAGAATCGGACAGACATTGGGTCGCACTACCTGCCCACAGCTTCCGAAGCCGCAAAGCGCCAGACTCAAGGTCAGCCACGCGGCGGGCCGAATCAGATTCAATCTCATGCAGCTTGTCCTCATGGGCTTTGGCGATAGTCGTCATGGCCTGCGCCCTCTGGCGCTCGGTAGCGATAACGCCCTTCAACGAAACAACCTCCGCGCGCGCCGAATCTCGGTCTCGCTTGGCAGCGTCGTAATCGCTAGAAAGCTCAAGGTTTTGGATACGAAAGAACGTTGCAGTGATAGCCGCCGCGACCGCCAGCACGGCGAGCGCGATGCAGCCGTATTTCCATGCTTGGGCGCGGATCTCGGAGAAGATCATTCCTGCGGTGCGCGGTTCTTGACGAGCGAATACAGCCAGTCACGCGCGCGCACGGCGTACGCATTGACAGCGGGAACGGATACCACGGCGATTGCGCCAACGAAGGCGCCTACGAGAAATGCGGTCATTGCGAATACCCCATGCAGAGTTTGAATTCAGCGGCACGGCGGCGTTCAAGGCCCTTTACCTTGCGCCCACCGGCATACACCCACTTGAACAGTTCGCGGCAGAACTGCGCGGCCGGTGCGCCGGCATTGATCAGGCGCACCATGGTCGAACGACATACGGTCGGATAGCCGACGTTGAACGCCAAGCTCAGGACTGCAGCGGCCTCATGGTCACGCAGGGGGCGGCGGATGCAGTTGCTTATGCCGTTCAGATGCTTGCCCATGTCCGATTGCAGCAGGGCATCGCACTCGGCGCGGGTGTAGGTCCGCTGCTCGACGTTGCCGGTATGGCCGTAACAGACGGTCCATACGCCAACAATGTCTTGGTAAGGTTTCGGCTCGTACCCTTCCCATGGAGCGATGAACGCGGCCGCCAAGGCCAGTACGCCAGCAGCGGCCAGGCCAACCACCCTGGCGGTGCTCACTCCTCAGACTCCGGAGGCAGACCCATCGCGGCCCGGAATATCTTCCGTTCCTGCCACGCCTTGAACCATTTCCACAGCTTCTCGCCGATCAGGAAAAGCGTGTACGTGATGGTCAGGATGTACACCCAGTCCTGCAGCGCGATCCCGGCAACGCTTGCCGCGACCACTGCTACAGGTGGCGTCGCCAGCATCGTGTCTGTTTTCAAGTTGGTTCCAGCCATGCCGGTTGCCCGTGGTAGCCCATCGGTGTTCCCCTGTCGTATAGGTGCCCGGCGCCCTGTTCCCAGGGGCAACGACAGTGCGCGGTGCACTGCGGCCGGGCGTAAGTCAGTGAGGCCGGCGAACCGGCTCAGTCGGTGTCTCGTCGATGACGTCCAGCGCCTGCTCGACCGCTTCCAGCAGCTCGGCCCTATCAGCGGCCCGGAAGCAGTACACGAAGCTCCCGTCCTCTTGCTTGAACAGCAGGAAGATGGCCGGTCCGTCGCTGTCGCGGATGTGCTCGGCGAGATCGAGGAAGGGGTCAGCGGCCACGGCGTTTCTTCGGGAACGTGATCTGTTCGACGTCGATGGGCTCGCTGGTATAGAGGTCGCGCTTGCACGCAGCCCTGACAGCTTCCTCTGCGCTGGCGCCCACATCCATCGCGCCAATGGCGAAAGCCCCGCCCGAACCGATGGCGAAGTAGGCATCGCGCAACGGCTGCGGCTCCATTTCGTCATCTACCAGCGTTGCCCGGCCATCAAAGCCGATAACCACGCAGGAAAACCCAAAGTCCTCGCAGCGCTTGCCGAACATTTCCTCGAAATCGGGCCGGTGTTCCTCGGCAAAGCCCTTCTCTGCCCACCGCCTAACCTTGCCGATGGTCAGTAAGTGGCCGGAGCCAAGGAAGTAGCGGCCATCGGATAAGCGTTCAATCTTGGCGCAGCGGTACGCAACATTCGCCCGGTCGGTGTTCTGTGTGTCGGCAGCGATGGTCATGCTGCGCAGGTCGACCGCTATCGTGGTCACTCGAACATCGCCTTATATTTCGCGATCTTCCGCTCTGCGTTCGTGTCACCCATGACGAGCAACATTCGATAGTTCAGCGAAACGTCGCACTCATTGCAAAGGTGGAATACGCGCCTGCGCCTGCCGTCCGCGCACAGCTGCATATCCCATCGGTGTAGTTTCAGCCCCTTGCGCGCGGCCTTGCAGCTTGAGCACTTCATGCCGGCGCCAACATCTGGCTGCTCACGCGCACCCTGCCCACTTCCCCATGCTCGCGGGAATACGTGATCACCTGCGCATCGCGGCCCGACATCCAGCCGCCGCGGCTCGCATAGGCGTCCGATGCGGCCAGGGTGCGGTGCTGCTCCACGACCATGAGGTTCGTTTCCTTGATGTCGATGTGGTGCATGTGCCCGAGATGGGCATACGCATGCTTCGTGCGGCCGAACACTTCGCGGAATTTGGCCGCGAATACGGTGTCCACTTGGGCCGGCTTTCGCTTGTGGCCGTGGTGGAAGAACAGCGCGGTGGCCCCGTGCTCCACGCAGTAGTACGGATCTGGGCTCACGTCGACCGTGATGCGCGGCTCGTGCTCGAAGGTGGCGTGCAGCCACTCGCGCAGCCATATCGAGCTGGCAGGGTCGTGGTTGCCCTCGGCCATGAGCACATGCACGCGCTGGTGCTTGGCCAGCAACATGCCGATGATCCGGCGGATGCTGCGGATGGCGACTCTTACGAGTTTTTGAAAGCGCGTGTCGGCGTCCAGCAGGTGCTTGCTCGCCGGCGTGACCGCATCCATGCCATCCCAGTGCAGGAAGTCGCCCAGCTGCGCGAACACGCCCAGTTCAGCGTCCGGGCTCTGTGCGATGGCCGCGGCGAACCAGTCGACCAGCATGGCCTCGGCAATGGCCGTGTCCCAGTCGTCGCCCGTTTCCTCGGCCCAAGCCAGCATGCCCAGGTGGTAATCGGTCAGCACGTAGCAGTTGGCCAGATCAGCGCGTGTCCTGGCCGGGGCCGGTCGTGCTTTCTCGCGCGGGATCTTCTCGCCGAAGGCCTTGATGGCGGCGAGCTGGATCGCCGCTTGAAGCTCCGCATCCTCGTTCGACTTGACCCACTGCATCACCTGTTCACCGGTGCGCTTGTCGATCAGCGTGCTGGTGCCCTTGAGCTTCTGGCCCAGCGGCAGCGGACTGGAGATTCCGTACTCAGGCGCCCAACCGGCGCGCGCTTCCTCGGCCTCTTGCTGCGCAGCCTCGGCGGAAACCGTGAACGTGTGCCGCTTGCCGCCGGCGAGGCAGAACCCGCGACCGCCACCGTTTCGGGTTGCGCCGTCGGCGCCACACTTGGGGCAGCGCATCAGTCGCCGGTCGCAGTTGCGGGTGGGTTGAACGGGTGCGCGTCGTACGCATGCGGGCCGCCGACTGGCACGAAGGCCGCCTCGTTGACCGACAGCAGCAAGTCCATTGCTCGCTGTGCTGCCGCCTCGCTCACGAACGCACGGCTCACCACGTACCCCTCGGGTACGCGCTTCACGTCGACTGAGTTCACATAGCCCCCAGGGCATCAGGCCCGCTGGGCCCGGAAAACAAAAACGCCCGCCGGTGAGGGCGGGCGCAGCTGTACACAATGGGGTTATTAGGCGCAGCCTTTAGGGTGGTGTCAAGCCTTCCTGTAGCTGATTTGCCGGCCGATGCGAGTCTTGCCCTTCACGGCATGAATCGTGCTCTGTTTTCTTTGCCTGTTTTGGTTCCTGACTGTGGGCGCCGGCAGTGGGTGGTCGTATGGCCGGCCGGTGAAGTGCGCAGCTGCGCTCTCTGCCCGCATCGCTTGGAATATTTCGTTCTGGTAGTCCTCGCCGAACGTGAACCATTCTCCGGAAGAGTGTTGACCAGCGAAACGAACATGCAGCGCGGCCTCTACCTGCTTAGCCAAGGCAACATCTGGAGTACGCATCAAGAGCAGAAACTCTATCGGGATTGGACAACCGCAACTGATATCGGCGCGGCGCACTGTCGGGTCTATCGATCGTCCCAGCTTGGCAAATCGGATGCCCCGAATGTCCTGAGTCACGAAGGCATAAACGAAGCTCACGCAACCCTCCTCTCGCCCGCCGAGTAAAACGCCCGCTCCGCGCGCTGTAGCGCTTCATCGGCCAGGCATCCCATGATCCGCTCCGCCGCTTCGGTCAACAAGTCCCAATCTTGCTGCGTGACTTCGGACGGCCTGAGCTGGTCCTGGCGCAGTCCGCCGACTACCGTCGCGTAGCTGGCCCACACGATGATCCGCATGTAGGGGCGGCACCGGCGCGCTGCTCGGTTCCTGTCGCTGGCCATCGCGGCCGCTATCGTCCTGACCACGCGCCCGGCGGTGTTCGTGCGCCCGACGACCATGTCCATCACGATATCGGGGCCGACGTCGTCCTTGCCCTGCCGTGCCATGCCCAGCGCTGCGGCGAGCTGGTGCGCCGCCGGCAGGCTCCCTGGACGCGTTGAACGGCCCTCGACCGGCATGCGGTAGGCGGACTCTCCGCACATCCGCTGCAGGCGCTCCTCGAAGCTGCGCGGCGTACAGCGTGGTTCGTAGGTGTCGGTCATGCTGCGAGCTCGTAGTTGTCGGGGTTCATTGCGATCACCTTCTTCGGCCTGCCTGTTTTCTTCGGGCTACGGAACCCGCGATCGATGGCCTCGAAGTTCAAGTCCTCGATCAGCATCCTCGACAGAGCGAGCAGGCCAGCCGAAGGCGCGTACACGCCGACCAGGTCGCACTCGGCCGCATGGCCCGGAAACTCGATGCTCACCCTGCCCGCTGGATCCAGGCACACCGCACGCGGACCAGTGAACGTGAGGATGGCGCGTGCGGCACGGTCCGCTACTTCGCCGATAGGCAGGCGCATGATGCTGCCGCATTGGATCTCTTGGTTGGTCATGGGGTTCCCCTAATTTCTTGAAAGACCTCGTCGGCCATCCGCGCGATGTACCACTGGACAACAAAATCAGCCGGAGCGATGAGTACGCACTTGCCCGCCAGCCATTCGTCCATGTGCGCGCTCCATGCCGCGCACAGCTCGTCGTCTCGGACCATCACCCCTTCTCCTCGATGCGAACGTGCACCGCGTACTCGCCGCGCTTGCACGCGGCCTGCTCGTACTTCCACTCGACGCGGGAGTCCGCGTCATCGATCCCCAGCCGATCCGCGATGCCATCACGCACCGCCTTCAGCGCCGAGCGCAGGTTGTCGTCGTCCAAGGTGCCGGCGCTGTAGCGCGTCAGGTACACCGCGCATGGCAGGCCCGCAGGTGGGCATAGGGCCGCTGCAGTCCTGCGCGCTGACTTCGTGCGCTTCGCCCGGGTCGCCCAGTGCGTCCGTACGTTCATCTCCGAAACCGTACGGAGCGGCAACCATACGGTTTTGACCGTGACAGTAGGGTGGGCGTTCATGCGGTCACCTGCAGGCTGTCGATCAGCTCGGCCAGCGTCTCGAACTCGCTGGGCTGCGCGCCTTCGGGGAGGATGGGCTCGAGCTGTTCGGCCGCGAAGGTGAGCCATCCGTCGCGCGGGTGAAATTCAATGGGTGATATGTCCAGCCCATAGCCAAGGCGAATTTCGCCAGTGTCACCATCTCTGGCCGGCCCCATGATCTCGTTGATCCGACCCTCCATTCCGACGAGTCGGGTTTCTCGCGCCCACCTGACCCGCACCCGCTGCCCCACGAAGAACCGGCTCACGCTTCACCCCTATCCGCTGACGTGGTGTGCCACCCATGACAGAACGGGCACTGGTAGACGCCCGGCTTGCCGCGGTGCCAGAACTTCGGTTTCCGGTGCCGATGTTTCACGACAGCACGCAGCGTGGCCCACGCGGCCTGGGGATTGGCGAAGCGGGTCTTGCCGGTCTGGCAGTGGGTGGTCGACCCTTCGGCGACTCCTCGGTCACCACTACTCGCCCTTATAGGGGAGGACCATCGAGTAGTAGTCAGCGGGGCCAAATACACCCCAATGGCGCCATGCTTCGCGCCCAATTGGGGGTTAGTACATGGCCTGACCGGTTTCCGAGTAGTCAACGAGCAGTCAATCGAGGAGTCGTTACCAAGTAAATCAACAACTTGCAGCGACTCCTCGCTTAGTAGTTTTCGCATCGAGCGGTTCATCAAGTAGTGCTCCCGTCTTTCCAGGGGGTGACGACCTCACCAGCCACGCGGAACACGTCGCTGAACCCATTTGTCCGTGGAACCTGTTCGGTCGAGCGGGTCAATTCACCCTGCTCGACAGCCATCGCGAGGTACGGTTTGGCCCACCCAGGGGAGCGGCCGCACTGCAACGACACCTTGTTGGCGGTGGCCAGGTCGTTCGACTCATTGATCTTCTGGACCGCCTGGACGCACAACCTGACGTTCGCCAGCCCGCTCTCGGCCTTCTTGTCGGCCTTCATCTCGGCCCGGGCGCCCGACAGCTCACCACGCAGCGCACGCCAACTCTTGCCAGCCAACCGGGCCGGCACTGTGACCTCAACCATGCGCGGGCCGTAGGGGTGGACGTTCTCCCAGCGCATGAAGATGGGCGCAGGGTCGGCCGCCTTGGAACTGGACAGGCAAATCAGGGCCGTGATGCGATCCTGCTCACCAGGCGCCACCAGGGAGCGCAGGACGGTGCGCGCGTCGCTCTCGGGGAAAGCGTCCGCCACCGAGGCCAGGTTGACCACGAGATGCGTCTGGCGCGCGTTGTTGACTAGCGTGGTGCCGCCGCGGATGTCTGCCTCGGATATGGTCAGGTCGGGCAGGCTGCTTGCCGCGGCCTGGCTCGTGTGATGCACGAGGATCACGGCCAGCCCAGTGCGCTTGGCGATGTGCTTGAGCGCGGCGATCAAGGCCTTGTGCCCGGGGTTGTCCTCTTCGGCGTCGGACAGGGTCGAAGCGGTTTCGAAGATGGCCAACCCCGGCGGGTACTCGCGCTGGGCGAGCGCCAGGATGGCTTCGATTAGGGTCTCGACCACAGGGCCACGCACCGGCGCGCGGTTCTCCAGGCGCACGATCTCCCGCCATGCGGCCAGCTCAGGGCTGTGCAGGTCAGGAATCAGCAGGTTGTTGAGCAGCAGCGCTTGGTCGGTGGTGCCCAGCCGGGCCCACTGCGCCGCCGCCTTGCGCGCGTACTGGCCGCGGTCATCCTCGCCCGAGTAGATCAGCACACTGCGGATCTCGGCCGGCGCCAGGCCCGCCAGCGGACGACCGAGCGCGTAGTGCGTGGCGATCGCCATCATGAGTGTGGTCTTTCCCTCGCGACCCGGCGCACCGATCACGGTCACCTCAGCCTCGGGGAACAGGCCCGCATCCCCCTTCGTGAAGGCGTGCGGGTGCGGGATGGCCGCGCGGGTCATGTCGTCTTGGTTTAGGGGCTGCAGCGCGTTGGCGATGGCCTCGGCGAGCGTGTCGGGCGCTTGCGCGATGGGGGCTTGAGGAACGGCGCCCGACATGGGGTTGAGCCAGCCCTGAGCCTGCGCCGCCTTGAAGATGGCCTGATAGCCCGTGTGGTCCGCGCTGAAACTGTCCCACACACGCGCCGCGTCGGCCGGGTCGTACTTGTCCGATTGCTGGCTCCACTCCAGCCAGAGTGCCCTGCCCCGCTCGCCCAGTTTCTTCAGGCGCTGGCCGTTGGCGATCCAGCACTCCCGGTCATCGGCACGCATTGCGCTGAGGGCCGACCGCAGCTCGGTGATCGTCTTGGGGTCGATGTATTCGAGGACCTGGCCGGTCGCCGGCGTTGGCTGTTGGGGGCTATGTCGCGGACGCAGCACGCGCTCGACGAACTCGGCAATGCACGTCGGGCTGTTGAGGCCGGCGCCGTCAGCGGTGACCGTGAAGTACCGGCCGGCTGAGTACGCCTCGATGCCCGAACTGTTTGAGCCCAGCGCCTGGAACGGGCGGCCGTAGCCGATCGCGTGCACGCCCTTACCACTGGGGCTTGTTTCGGTGTACCCCGGCAAGTCCTCGGCAATGTGTTCGAGTTCAGGGTGGCCGGCAATGTCATCCAGGTCGACCCCCTGCCAGTAGTTGCCCGACCCGTCCGGGCCCAGAGCGAAACCGAGGCCCGTGTAATTGCCCGATGCCAGCGCGGATTGGGCATCGTCGAAGCTCACCAGATACTGTTGGTCGGCCGCCGTATCGAGCGCGCCATGCCGCGGCTGGCCGTTGGAATAGAACGGCACCTTGCGGGGCTTCTTGCCCGGGACCGGGATGCTGCGCCAGACGAGCCAGCGCAACGCCTCGCGCATTTCGAACGGAAGGTCGTCAAACTGTTCGAGCACTGCGCTCACGCGGCCCTAGGCCCATTCGGTGGCACCGGGTGCTCCATCGGCACCGCGCGCTGGGCCTGCACGTCCGGCCAGCTCACTTGGTACTCCTCACCCATGGGCACGACGGCGAACTGCACCTTGCGGGCGATGAGCGTGGCGATCAGGTCGATGGCGCCGGTGTGCGTGCAGAGGCGGGAGTTCATGGCGCGACCCCGAACGTGGCCCGGATCGCGCGGCGCTCGATTTCCCGCTCGTGCTCCAGCTGCACGATCCGCTCCTCGGCCTCGCGCAGACGGCGCTCGGTCTCGGTCTCGGTCTTTCGCAGACTGTGCAGGTCGTAGCCGCGCTGGTGCAGCATCCACAGGATCGGCGCATCGTTGCCGGTCAGGTCGCAGATGGCGGCCAGCTGTTTCCACTGGATCCCCGCCGTGCCGGTGCGCATGCGCGTCCAGTGGCCTGCATCGATACCGAGCGGCAGGTGAATTTCCTTCTCCAGGTCGAGCCCAGCAGCCGAAGCCGACAACGCAAGCGCCCCGGAAAGCGAGGGCTGGCGGGCAATATCTTCTGGACGAACGCTGCTTTCAGAGCCCTTCATGGGCAGCTCCTGTTGACGCGAGTCAACGCTCGTCCGCGTACTTGTCTTCACTTGACGACCCCCTGTCGCGTAAAAAAAAGGCCGACCTCCGAAGAGACCGACCTGATGTCAGTTACTTTTCTTTTCCGCAGTGACGAACACCAGGACCGACTTGTCCAGATTGGGATCTTGGTCGACCATGTGCTGCGCCAGCTTCTTCCCGATGCCCCGATGGCCTGTATGGACTGCATAAACCGTGCTATACGGTATGGACAGCCGTTCAGAAACGTGACGGACGCCACCATTTTTCTTCACGTAGGCGTTCCAGTACTTCCGAGGGCTCATGGGCGGCGTTATGCGTTTTGCGTTATTGAGGAGTATGCAACAGGCCTTCCGCATAATGCAATACGCGTCCCGATAGACGGTAAAAGTTCACTACGCTCGACTTCCCTCCCCCAGAGTCGCAGCCCGTGAGCCAGTTCCAACGCAATCTCAATACCCGGCGAGAGTCACTGGGGATGGAGGTGGGGGATGTCGCAGCCGAATTGAACCGGCGCGGGTTCGACCTCGCCTATTCCACCGTCGCTGGATGGCTCAATGGCAGTAGGGGTGGGAGGTGGAAGGTGGAGGAGCTGTATGCGGTATTGGATATTCTTCAGACGGATCTGAAGGCAATGGCCGGCAATGAAGCCGAACTGGTGGAGGAGCCTGTCCCGGCAATGACGGCGCGCGCCATGCGTGACCTGGAGCCGGCGCAACAGCAGGCCATATTGGCGATGGTGCAATCAATGCGGGGTGGGAAGTGAGGCCGCTGGTGTGGGGCGTGCTTTTGCTTGCAGGCTGCGCGCCGGCCCAGGCTCCGGAACCGGCCATCTCGCCGCACACGGAGCTGGCCTACGGCGCCCAGGTGCAGTCCTTCACCTGTAAGGCCAGCCACGGCGGCACACGCGCATCGGTCGTCGTCCAGAACACCGGCACCGACTCGATCCCGCACGCAAAAGTGTTTTTCCGCATAGGCGACCAAATCGTCGACACCTATCTGTCCCCGTCCACGATCCTGCCGGGCGCCTTGGCCAGCGCCGACCGCATGGCCAAGCCTTCTGGCCCGTGCCAGCTGGTCGCGCTGCAGGATGGCCGTGGCAACGCAGTGGCCTTGTCCACTAAGTAGAACCTAACAATACCGTTCGTCGGCAAGTCTGCGTAATGCGTAATCCATAACGCGTTTTGCATTGACTTTAGAAAACGCGTT